CTGCGCGCTTGTGGGCGCGGTAACGCTCAAGCTCCTCGGGTGACATTGCCGCTTCCCGCTTGGTGGTTTCAACTTGATAGGCGGCGTCGAATCTTGAGGCGCAGAGGGTTGTGCATGACCACTTGCAGCCGGCGCAGCCGGTACCTTGGGCGCGTCGCCCATTGTGGCGGTAGCACAGGAGCCGCCCCTCTGGCGTGCGCTCGATTTCTACCACGGCCACGTTAAGCGGTGGCAGAGGGTCGGGTCCGATGCGCTCAAAGCGATTGGCTGGTATTTCGAGATGCCCAACCTTGCGAACCTGACCGGGCACGGTTGGTGCGGTGATGACTTGCGGCGTGTAGTCGGTCAAGCGATCCTCCCCGTGGTCACGGTTGCTGTGCGTCTCTCTGTGCAAGCTGGTAGGACGCGGCCCCACAGATCACGGTGAACTCCTCAAGATCACCGGCCTTCTTGATTGCCCACTTGGACGCGTAGCGCATCATGTCTTCCCGTGAGACTGAACGCCAGCACTGCTCACAAACCACGAAGTACCCCCACCCGTCGTCGCCGTACCAGATCGTATGCTCATCGACGAACTTCCACGGAAGCCCGCAGTGTTCGCAGTGCGAGAAGCTAGGAGCGATGACTTGCGCAACCGGAGCGCTTGCCCTCCGCGCCCACAGCGGAGCGTCTGAGGTAACAAGGGTGGCGAAGCACACGATGGCGTAGAACACGAGCGCTGACAAGAGCGTGATGTTCACGGTCAGGCTTCCGATTCTGATTCTCATAGCTCCCCCTTCCTGTTTCACGGTTGCCCCGGCATCCACCATCTCGGCGGCGGCGGAATTCTCGGGTCGATTGCGATCCACGCGGTTGTGTCGCGTTTGCACGATGCCACCATGTCGATGCTGACGGATTGAGCGTAGAGGCGGAAGACTCCGGCGTGCGTCGGCTCCCACTCGAAAGAGCCCATGCGGGCGCCGAGGGTATCCATCGCAACCCAACCGGCCTGACGCCACGCGCTGTCCGCCTTGGACTGGTAGAACGCTTGGACGTACCCGGCCATCGTGGCGAGTTGGGTGGAGTCGGGCTCACACGTCGCGCCCGTGTAGGCGTAGTCGGTGAGGGTGAAGCGCCACGTCCGGGCCTCGCACGGCGCGGCGAGGAGGAGGAGCGCGAGGGCGAGGGCGGCGCGGGTCATGGCTTGGCTCTTTCCCGGTGAACGATGCAGGCAAGGACACAAAAGGCAAATGCCGCACCGGCTAGTAGGTGTCCAGTGGTGTCATCGGCCCCAGAAAACGTCACCGCGTTTACCATCGCCAGAAGCGCGAAGAAGGCGACTTTCGCGTTCACCACCTCACCTCCTTGATCCGGCAGCGGGCCTCGGCTTCGAGTTCCATCATGTGCGCCCCCGCCGTCTTCGCGGCTGATTCGTGCCCCTCGGATACTGCGAGCATGTAGTCGGTGCGGAGTATGGCGCGGGACTCGATGCAGCGCACGGCTTCTGCGGCGGCGTTGCCGGGTTGTGCGTCCACGCCGGGGACGGCGAGCGGTAGCAGTTGCTTCCGACAGCGCCACCACTCCATGTCGGCAGCGTCGATTCGGTAGAGCGATCCGGCGACCACGGCTTGAGGCGTCGTTGCGGTTACGAGTTCACCTAGCGTTAGCTCAATCACGTCCACCTCCCGCCGCGTCGGCGGCTGCGGGTTGCCAGCCCTCCATTTCGAGTGACTCGCGCTCATCGTGGATGGCGTTGTCTACTAGCAAGTCGATCTCATCTCGCTCGGCCTCGATCGCCGCTTTGCCGATGAGGATTGCTCGCTTGAATTCGTCGCTCTTCAGTGAGCACAATTCCAGCAGCGCCCACTCTTCGAGTGCCTCACGCGCACCATCTTCGGGCCGGTTGCCGGGGAGCATCCCGTCAGTTACTCCGGGCGGAAGGTTGCTACTCATACTTCATCCCCTTTCATTGAGTTGCGTAAGCAGAACAAAAAACACATAGAGAGAACCAACAACCACCGTGATCGCGCACAGAATCAAAATCGGGATAGCGATGTGTCGCATGATTCGATCGGCCCTCGTCATCACGTCTCCCCCCACTCGATGCCGCAGGCGGTGAGGATATGACGCGCCTGCGTTCTTAGGGCTTCGAGTAGCGACCGTAGATCGCTGTCGTGATAGGGCTCTTTCGCCGTGTCCATCGTGAGCGCAACAAGTGCCCCCACGTTCTCCGCGACCTTGATCGGATCGCCGCCGAGGGCGCGGATGCACTCTGCTGTGTTGAGATTGGCGCAGACCTCCTTGCACTTCGCCTCATCGTAGAACTCGGCAACAGGCGGGCCATCGTTGAACTCGTCCAGATCGTAGAGATACCATCGCCCGCTGCCATCACCCGGCGCTTGAATGTGATCGTCAACGCACCACCTTGCCCACGGTCCCGGCGTCGGTTTCATTCCCCCTCCATCTTGGCGCGGATGGCCGCCTCGACGTGTCTGATGGTCGTGTAGTTCTGATGCGCTTCGTCGGCAAGCGGGCCGCTGTTGTGGCTCAAGAAGTATTGGGCGCGACTCTGTTGCTCATCTCGCAGCCGGATGACGGGGGCCATCGCCTCCTCGAACGCGGCGCGGCGACAGGACACGCAGACACACTCTTTGTCCACTTCGTATAGGCCACTATTGGGCAGGGCACCGCTTTCAGTGATGAAGCCCTCACCCTTGCACAGCGGGCACTCCCCCCACGGCTTCGCTTTCATCGGCCGATCTCCTCTAGGGCGGCGTCCAAAATAGCCAGTGCCAGCGCGTCGCGGTCACACCTCGCCCTCGCTTCATTGATTGCCTCCCGCATGATCTTGTTCTCCCACCCGGCGCGGCGGCGGACGGCGCAGGTCGGGTGCCCACATTTGAGATCGACAAAAGTGTCGCCAATCCACCCGTCATGACGGCGCGCATCGTGCAATTCCTCTTCCGTCGGCTTCGGCGGTCTGTCGCTCATCGGTCACGCTCCGATCCGAGAAGCCTGCGCGTGAGCTTGTTCATCCATGACCGCTGCTTCTTCGCCGTACCGCCGCGCCTGCCGCGCTTCGTGGCGGCTCTGCGCTGGCGCACCTGACTCAGCACGCGCTTTCGTTTCACGCTCATCTCACCTCCACCGTGCAGACATGGCGCACGCCAGAGACCCACCCACCATCGGCGCGTTTAACTGCCCGCTTGACGGACTTAGTCAGGATGGCATCGGCGGCATCGTATGCGAGTACGGTGACGCGCTCCACCAACCCCCAGTTTTCGTCTTGTACATCGACCTCGAAAACCTCTGTCATCTTCTTGTCGCTCATCGTACCCCCCTTGTAAGATCGCGGGGTTGCGTGGTGCTCGTACCAAGCATCGGCGCTTTGCCGCCCCCGCAAGAGAAGCCCGCCCGTCATGCGGTTCCAGTGTCCACCCATCGATGGCGCACAGCGGGCGGGCAAGGTCACTTCGATTCCCTCACTTCAATCTGCGTCCATCGCGTCTTCGACTTCCGCGAATACAGCGTCACGCCGTCAACGTACATCGGCCCGTCATCCCACAGCACGCGGGCGCGCACGAGCCCGTCGATCGCCAGCTTCGCGCAGATGTTGTCCGGGTCGATTGCGGGCGAGCCGTAGCGCGTGACGATGATGTTGACCGGCGACGAGAACGGCGGGAGCTTTCCGACCCCGCGCACCTGCTCGGCGACGAGAGCGTGCCAGAGCGTGGCGAGCTTGCGGCGCTGCGCCCAGTGAACCCCGGCGTAGAACTGATTCCACGACGGGAGGGCGCGGGGGATGGTGAGGATCACGACACCCTACCGCTCGGCAGGTCGAGTATCTTCGCGGGCTTGATCTTCGGCTCTTCGGGGCGCGGGACTTCGATCACCTCAAGCAGTCCCGTCACGGTGTCGAAGCGGAGTGCGGTGGCGAATTGCACCGGGCCTTCCTTCGTCATCACGACGGGTTGGCTTGCGAGCTGGTAGCGCCCGACTTGATCGGTCATCGGTTCTCCTTTACGAATCGGCTCAGCGCCTCCGCAAGCGGGGCAAAGGCCGAGCGCTCCCACTTGGCCTGCGCCCTCATCCCGGCATTGAACGCGTCGCACATGGCACAATTTGGTTCCGGCGTGACAGTCACGACCGGAAACCGACCCGACTCGATTGCCACGTCTATCCGGTGGCCCCCTCCTGTTCCGTTACATGACGGGCAGTTCGCCCAAGGCTTGCTCATCGTTCCCCCTCTGCGTCTGGTAGAAAGCGCATGTAGCGCCGGGTTAGTTCGGTTTCGGCTTCCTGTGCCGCTGCGAGGCGGTTGAGCGCGGCGGCTTGGTGCTCGACGGCGGCAGCTTGCGCGTGTAGTCCGGTCACGATCTTGCCGCACGTGTATGCGAGCCACACGCCGAAGAGAAACGCGATCACGTGGCGGAGTCTCACTTGCCACGCTCGCGGAGGTCTTGCGCCATGCAACCCAATGCAACGGCCTTGTGGTGTTCTGCGGTAGCCATAGCCGGATACCCCTCGCCTGACAACGCATCCGATGACGCGCTATGTTCTACCGACGATTCCTCGCACGCCTTCGCGCAGTCCTCGCGGGTGAGGGCGATGGCTTTCTCGATTCCGGCCTGTGTCAACCCGGTTGCCGGTGCCCACTTCATGATCTCGTAGACAATCTCGCGATCCTTCACGGCTTCACCTCCATCGCGGAGAGGATGCGCCGGGCAATCATGCCTGGGCAATCATCAATCGGCTCGTGTTTGTAGGGCACATCGCAGACGCATCCACGCCTGGCCAGCGTTCTGACAAGGAACATGGCTTCGCCCCACTCCCCCGCGACCTTGAGCGGGTTTCCGCCCGCAGCGAAGCAGGCGTTGACGGCGGCAACGATGAGGGTGGCGTTCGCCGCCCGCTCATCACCAACAGGGCGCTGCACCTTTGCGATGATGTACGCGTAACCATCGGGCAGTTGTTGGGCTGTGATGTAGTCGCCGTCTCTATCGTACTTCCACGGTCCGGGCGTCGGCTTCTCGCTCATTGCTCACCCGCCCCGTCTGATCCGATCTCGATCTCGGCGCGCGCAACCAGACAGCGGATCTTGTCCTTGATCTGTTGCGCGGGGAATGACGTACCACCGGGAGCCATCTGAATAACCAACAATTTCCAGTCAGCCAGTGGCATCGTTAGGGTCATGGTCAGCGGCATTTTGTCGGGATTGTCGAAGTGCGCCCTCATCTCTAATCTGCTACTCATTTCACCACCACCACCTTTGTCATCTGCGGCGCGGCGTTCAGGCGAGCAAGATGGGCGCCCTCACCGCGCTGGAGAGGAGTGCCGTCCACCTTCGCACCAAGATGCACGCCGATCTCAGGGTGGCATGGTTCTCCATCGTGCGCGCGACAGACGGGGCACTCGCCCCAGACCGACTTCTCCTCAAACGTCAGTTCGTGTTCTCTCATTTCGCCTCCAGGGTTTCGGCTTCTCTCAACAGGGATTCGCCCGCCTTGCCACCTAGCACGGCGGCTCTGCGGCGAAGGGACGCGGCGCGGTCGGCGGGGGTTGGGGCTTGTTGCGCGGCCGGCACGGACGGCTGGGGTTGGGGCTCATCCTCCCAGCGGCGCTGATTGAGGTAGGTTGCCGGGAGCGGGATGAACTGGCCCCCGTCCTTCGTCCATTGCTCGGACTTGACTTGCCACTTGAGCGCCTGTAGGACATCGAGGATCGGCGGCTTGGCCTTGTCCCACGCCTTGGCTGCGGCACCTTTCCCGGTGCGCTTGGGGTAGGCGTACCAGAATCCGAGGAACGATTCCGAGTACACCCCCGACCGTTCGCGCTTGCGCGAACAAGTATAGTCGGGGTTGGAATTGGAGTTGGGATTGGGGTTGGGGTTGGAGTTGGAGTTGGGATTGGAACGCGGCAACTGCCCGGCATTTGCCCGGCAATCGGTAGGCACATACTCAGGAGGTGCCGGCGTCTTGCGGGCATACTTGAGTTGAATCCGGTTGTGCTTAGGCCAGCCAAGCCAGTAACCCCAAGTCCTGCCGTCACTTTCCCATGCCTGGAGCATCCCAACCGTGACGTACTCTTGCAGCCATTCCCCCACCATCGTCTCCGTGATGTGCGCCCAACGCTCCCGGTCGGGGAACGCCTTGGCGTGGATCACCCGGACGTTGAGCCGGAAGCACCCGTAGGCGTCATGGGCCGCTGATGCGATCCGGGGCCAGTGGGTTTCGGCCTCAATCGAGCATGACCGGAGGGACGGGGAGTCGAGGTAGGAATCGTCCAGAACGAGCTTTGCCATCAGGCAGTCTCCCCAATCATCAAAAGGCCGGACCCCGAGGGCGCGTGCCATGAGCTACCGCTAGGGCAAACTCCGCGCGTCCCGAGATCCGACCTTCTGAAAACTGGGTTAACGTAGCTCATGGCCCATGGATCAAAGCACACTCCCCCGTACTCTGTCAACAAAAAGGTGCGAGGCCGGATTGTCCGGCCGGCCATGGGGTAGCCCGGTTGCCCGCTGTACCCATCCCGCCGCGCGCGGGAACTCGCTCGCACCAACAAAACCACCAATGACCGGATACCCACCCGGCTACGAAGCAGGGCCACACCGAGGGGCCTACACCTTTCGGATGCCGACGGATAGGAGCCTGCTACAGTGTTTGTGTCTATCAAGTCCCCCCGCGCCCTCATGCGGTTTCCCTCTGATAGCGCGGCATTGGTGGTAAAGGGGATCATTTCGGCCACCGCCCGAAGATCGCGCGGAGGTACCAGAGCGCGGCGGGAATCAGGAGCGCGAAGAAGAGGAGGGCGAAGAGGATCACGGCCTGGGGTTCTCCGCGCCAGCTACCCGCTTCCGCCTGATGACCACTTCGATGTCGCCCCGCGGGAGCGTTGCGCCATCAGCGCCCATCTCCTCAAGCAGGATGCGCGCGGCCTTAACCACGTCGGCCTCTAGCGCGTGGCGCTGTGCGTCGAATAGCTCGCCCTCGATGCTCATTTCCCATCCACCCACTCGACACCAATCGAAGCGAGGAGGGGGCGCATCCCGATTGCGACAGAAAGGCACCCGTCCGAAAACTCATCGCCTGTGAGCGATCCGGCGGTTAGCCGATCCGCGATGCGTTGAAGCGTCTTTATCCTTTCCATCACTTCGGGGATGTCGCCGTGATATTCCACCTGGGGCGACTGGGCCGCCGCCCGGGCTCTGGCGTAGTTGTCCATTGCGGCGATAGCGGATTCGCGCCAGTCGTCCAGCGTTGGCGTGGGGATCGGCGCAGACAGCTTGTGGCCAGAGTCGCGCACAAGCCGGATCAGCGCCGCATCGTAGGCGTCATCCCATGCGGTGTCGTTGTCGGGGTCAACCCCGGCAACCTCTACTTCTTCTCTTGCCTTCCATCGCAGTTGTTCGTCGGTCGCGTTCATTGTGTCACCGCCTCAAACGCGCAGTTGTGCGCTACCAAATCCCTGAAGTTCTTGCGCTGCGCGTCTGTCTTGAACTCGACCTTGTGAAACTGCATCGCGCCCTCAACCTCCTCCGCGAATATGGTCTTCAGCACATCGAAATCGATCATGCGCTTCGAATCGAACTTGGTCCCGCCGATTGTCAGTTTCGTTCTCATAGAAAGTTCTCCTGGTTCGGGTTTGTTTCTTGTTCGCGTCGTGACCAAATCGGAGTCGCGTAGCAGTTGACCTGCATCTTGTTGTGGACGTGATGCCACCCCATGATGCAGTCATGAAGGACCGGAAGCCCTTGATCGCACCAAGCGCACACGTCCTTGGCGCACCTGCCCGCCTCATCCTTTCGCGCCACGACTACGGCGAGCGCGCGCACCGGCGCTTGTGCTTGCCGTTCTTCGGCGCGGACGAGTTGAATTAGGTTCGCCAGATTGCCGCGCCACGTCTTGAGTTCGGGATCGTCCAAATGCGCGGCTTCAAGGAGTGTCAAATCAGCGCCGTTCACTTCTCCCCCTCAATCGCGGCGCGGAGTGCCGCACCAAACTTGTTGACTGGTACTTCTGGCCCGTCCCACATGGCCAGCGCCTTTTCCATCCCCCGCCTCTCGCCCTCGGCAAGCGCCTCAACACACGAGCATTGTTCGCTTCCAAGATCGAAATTTATCTCTTCACTGCCATTACAAAGCTTGCACTGCCATTTTCTATCCATCATCACGCCCCCTGATTGAGAACCCACACGACGGCCTTGCGCCCGGACTTGGTGGGGCGGGTGTTGCTGGAGTCGCGGACCTTGCCCATCTCCACCAGCTCGCACCGGCGCGGGCGCTGCGTTGACGGGTTCATGCCGGTGGCCGTCTGCATCTCCTCGTCGGTAGCGCCGTGGTTCGCTTGATCCAATAGGAAGCGCAGCAAACACGCGCGGCCACCCGTCCTCGTATGGTCAATCGACTCGGCCGCTTCCACGCTCGTTACGCTGTGCGACACGCAGGGAGGGCCACCGGAATAGGCCCGGGCGGTCCCGTCGAAAAGGTCGCTTCCGTCAATGGTCCTGCTATGTCGATGCATTTCGTGCACCTCCTTTCGGTTTTGGGACCGCCCGGAATCGGGTTACGAGTCGAGCCCGTCGCGGTGAGCGTCGGCCTTGTCGGGATCGGTGGTGTCAAATCCACAAGGGCAGGTCCATCGCACGGTTGCTCCGGCCTTGTCCTTGTGGCCCTTCACGGGATGATCTTGAGCGGCGACGGGTGAGGTTTCCTTTCCGCCTTCCCCATCAGGCTTCTCGGCACCCGCCGCCGCCTCAAGCTTCTCCTGCAATGCCTTTGCCCCGCTGCTCTGCTCGTGCCCGCGACCGAACGCCTCTTCGATGCTGGTAGTCCCTTCTTCGATGGCGGTGCGAATACCGCGAAGGGTAACGAGGTCATCTTCCGTCATGGCTTCCACGCCGTGCCGCCCAAGCAGCTTGAACACCTGGGCATTGCTCACGCGTTGGTCCGCGAACCACTTGAGGGCGTTAGTCCGCTTCTGCTCCATCGTGCCCTCAGTGCCGATGCTGACCCGGCGCGCTTGAAGATAGATCGGCAGGAACATGGCGCGGGGGACCACCTTGAAGATGGCGTTCCGCATGGCGGTTGACCCCGCAGCGTTGGCTGCCATCACGATCATGTCCTCCTTGTAGCGCTTGCCCTCCTTGTCGGTGATTCGCTTCTTGACGCGGGTGCGGATGGCGACGTTGCGCTCCAGGTCGAAACACGTACCCATCGCCGTAACGTGCTTGTCGTCGATGCTCACGATGTCGGACTCCACCCGCAGATTGCCCCACGCTGACGCCACGATCTCGGAAAGGCGAACGCTGGGCCCCTCGATCTTCTTTCCGTTTTGATCGCGCTTCGGGAGAACGTAGAACATGCTCCCCGCCGTCTCTGCGTCCAGCGTTGCCCACGTCATGGCCTCGCGCTTGAACCGGGTCACGTCGCGCGGGAAGCGGTGCGCCGTTGCCACCTGAATGTCGATGGCGGCGCGGTCCACGGCCTCAAGCGCGGTCGATCCGTCTAGCCGTTCGCCCTCTTCTTCGATCACCTCGAAGTCGGGGGCCTGGTTGTCACTCACTGATAACCTCCTCAATCTCTCGGGTTGCCCACGGTGGCAAACTCAAGTCCTGAATGTCATCGGGATAGCCCGGCCAGATACCGGATGCCTCGCACGCAGCCCACTTCTCCAGGAGCTTCCGGCGCTCCTCTTCCCCCCACCCCACAACCGGATCGAGCAGGCGGAAGACTTGAATTGCGTAGGGCGGGAAGGGCTCAACGGCGATGATGACGAAACCGCCCCCCTCTTCGCCGCTCTTGATGTCTATGCCGCACGCGCGGACCCCGGCCAAGTAGTGCGCCGCCTGGACGTGATACCCATACTGGTACAGGGAGCGCTCGAATTGGTTGCGTGCAGCGGAGCGCGTGGTCTTGAGGTCCACCACGGAGCCGGTCTTGAACCCGAGAACGTCCGACCGGCCCTTGCACAGAAGGCCGGTGTCGGGGTCGGCCCACACGAACGAGGATTCGTGGTCGCCGTCCAAGAGCATCCGGGCGAACTTGTTGCCGGCGCAGGCTTCGCGGATTGCGAGGCACTTGTCGAAGTCGGTAGAGGTCAGGAGCGTTGCCGCCGGGTTCTCGGCAGACTGTGCGGCGCGCGCGGCCTTGACCGCCGCTGTCCGTCCATCGCCGTCGATTGCCCGGATGTACTCGCGCCCGAACCGCCCCGGCTCAAGCACCGCACAGTGGACGGCTTGCCCTAGCAGCATCGCCGGGGTCGCTTCCATCGGATGCGTCAGGGCGTAGAAGGCGTGGGCTGGCGAGGACTTCCGCATCGTCCACAGCCTGGATTGCGACACCGCCTCCCAAGCGTGGTAGTCCGGCGCGGGAATGTCGGGATGGAGGCCGGGGGCGGGCTTCATGACTTCACCTCGCCGTCCTCGATCCAAACGCCAACGCCGGAGGCGTCTTCCACGCGCTCAATCCAGAGTTGGAAGTCGGCCGCCGTTGCCATCTCCTCGATGATCGCCAGATGATCGGAGTCGAGAAGCGATCCGTTCTCAATGCGAATGATCCGCAGTTGAGGGTTGAGGGCCATCGCAACCGACAGGCTCACGCGCAGTTGCTCGGCGCTCGACTGCTGGCCGAACGGAATCCCGTTGTAGATCACGCCGTCGTCCGTGATGGAGAGACCGGGCACCGGGAACGTCGCGGCTTGCAGCGCAGCCTCTTTCGCGGCGCGGTGCTTGGCGAGCGCGGCATCGAATCCGGCGGCGACCTTCTTGATCTTGGCGAGGTCATCCCGCAAGGTCCGGGCCTCGGCGGCCTTCCGCGCGCGGGCGTTGTGCGCGTCGGCGTTGGCGATGGAGGCGCGGATCGTGTCGGTGTCGGCGTCGGCCAGGCCGGACGCGGTGGCTTCCGCAAGAGCGACCCGCTGGGCGATGATCTTGGCGTCGGCCTCGATGTTCGCCACCACTTGGCGCGCGGCCTCAAGGCGCTCGGCGGCATCCTTCGCAGCCCACTGTGCGCCCTCAAGATTCGAGCGCTTCAAGGCGTTGGCGGAATTGATTGATTCTGCCGCTTGCAGTTCGGCCATGAGATCCGATACCGAAACCTCGGACGCGGGCGCGTCGGCATCCACGGGCGCGGCAGTCGCGCGCGCCTCCATCGCCTTCGCTTCGCGGTTGGTGTCGCGCCGGGACGCCTCAAGCTCGGCATCCTTGGCGGCCCACGCGGTCAGGTCAATGTCCAGCTTCGTCAACCCAAGCAGGACGGAGCGTTGCTCGGCTGGCGGCATGGATGCGAATGCGAGCGGGTTGAACGTCAGATCCCCGACAAGGCGGTCAAGGATTGCCTGGGGAGATGGAAACTTAGGGCGCGCGCCGCTCGCGTCGGGCTTGCCTTCCACCTTCAGATAGGTCTTGTCGTTCGCCGTCCATGTCCGCGTGACAAGGTACTCGCCAAGATCCAAGACCACAGAGGCACGGACTTCCCCGTCGCGGATCGGCTTCTCAGGGACTACGCGCTCCCCACCGAGCGCGTACCAGATCGAATCCAGCACGCTCGATTTCCCCGCGCCGTTCTTGCCGGTCAGGATGACCGCGTTACCGTCCGGCGTGATCTCGACTGCGCGCAGACGCTTCACGTTCTCCGCTGTCAGCTTTACGATTCGCATTGATCCCCCCTGTCTAGGTAGTCGTCGTCTCGTTCTCCGTCGTTGTCGCCGCGTGCGGGTTCGCGCATCTCTCCGCCGCACTCGTCGCACTCCTCATTCCATGGCCCCCACGCGCCGCACAGTTCGCACTGAACGGCCTCGGGTTCATCGGAAAACTCATCCGGGCTTGCGGTTTTCCAGTCATCAAACCGCCCCATCACCTACCCCCAATCCAATGTTTGGCCGCGTCGCAGAGCGCGTACCAGAAGAGCGCGCCACCGATGAGGGCGAGCGTGTAGGTCACGACGCACACGCGGTCGGGATGCCGTGTCACCGCACCGACACCAACGCCTGCGGCACCGCCTCGGCAATCCACAGCACGGAGACGACGATGAAGACCACCGCAGCTACCTCGAAACAGAGACGCCACCGGACGAAAATCCCCATTTCGCGGAACGTCCAACGGTGCGCGGCGCTGAAGAAGCGCGCGAGCGCATCGTCGAATTGCGCCGCGCGGTCAACGTCGGTCTTGTCTCTCCATTCGTGAAGCATGGTCAAACCTCCCAATAGCGGTACTCGTCCCATGCGGCGCGCTGGACGAACACGGAGACGCCGTGGATCGTGGAGATGCGCTTGATCTGTCCGAAATCGGGCGGGTCGATGATCTCGGAAGCGAAGCGCTCCTCACGGGTGGGGATGTGTTTCATGGCGGCGCCGATGGCGTGCGATCCGTTCTCATCGCGCTCGATCACGATGCGCGCCTTGGTAATGGTTAGCGTGTTCATGGTTCACTCCTCCGAAGTAGTTGCCGGGGAGCGGAGAGCATTGGCCACGCGCCCTCCCCGGCGTTTGTATCGGCGCGCGCCCGATGAAAAGGTGGACGAACGGGGCAGATCGCTCACGGTAGTCATGCGCGCCCGCGCCCGCCGTCCGGGATTGCCACGGTGTCTTGCGACGGTGTGGCGTCCAACTCTGCAAGCCGCCCGATTGCGAGCGGTGAAGGGCGCGACGTTCCAGCACGCCAGCGGGCGAGGGTTCTAGCCGTGACGCGGCAGAGGGCCGCGAGCGCGGTGTCGGACTCGGTTTCGTGCCGCTTGGCGATTCGTGCGAGGCGTCGTGCCGTTGCGTTCATGTGGGTATCTTCGGCCAAATGTCGGACAAGGTAAAGCGCTATTTTCGTAACAACGCAAATCGCTTCTGTGGATACTTGACTGGCGTGATCGAGTCTTGGAGTCAAGATCCGTGCCCGGACTTGTAACGGAGGGGTAACGGATACCTCCGGGATGCTCCGGGAGGGTCCGGGAGTCTCCGCTGGTAACAACCCGGTGAACGCCGTGCCGCATCATGATCGGGCCGGTTTTGTTATCACCGGGCTAACTGCCCAGAATCTAGACAGAGACGACCGCCACAATGCCGCTGTGAGTGCGAGAGAAGCCCCACAAGCCACGAGCCCCACTTAGTACTAAGATGGATTGGTCCGGGCCGGGGATCGCTCATCCACGTAGAAATCGACCGCGCGCCCGACTGTAAACTTTCTGGGCAGTCATTGTAAACCGGACCCCGGCATCCGACTTCCTGCGGGGCTCTAGGAGCGCAGATCCCCGCCCGGTCCGATTCCTGACATGGGGGCGAAATGTCGCCCAAATCGGAAGCCGTGCGGGTTAGTTAGAGAACCCGGTCGGCCAGCCCCATCGCCACAGACTCGGCAGCAGTCAGGAACGTGTCCCTTTCCAGCATCGCCTGGAGCTGCTTGAGCGTGAATCGGGGTTTCGCCGCCCGTATTCTCGGGAAGTAGGCCGACTCCATGAGCTTGTTGATCCGTTCCATCTCGGCGGCGTAGACTCGCACCTCGGTCACCGGCCCGCTCGCGTTCCAGGTTCCGTAGTGCAGCATCATCGTGGCGTTGGGGGCCATGAGCCGTTCGTCTGCCGCCTGGAGAATCCAGCTCCCCATGCTCATGGCGTGGCCGAACGCCTTGATTGTGACGTAGGACTTAGACGTAGCGATGGCGTCATAGATCGCCATGCCGTGGTACTCATCCCCGCCGATGTTGTTCATGATGACGGTGATCGGATCGGCGCTGGTAGCGTCCAGCACGGCAAGCCCCTTGAGGAAGGATTCGGCCATGAACTCATCGGTCTCCGTACCCATCCAAAGGGTGCGGGTCGGGATATGCACCCCGTAGTCAAAGAGCCGGTCAACATCATCCCGGCGAAGCTGACTCACCTCCGCCGCCTCCACCGGGCGCGCTTCCAGGCGAGGTACTCGGCGGCCTCGGCGGCGTTGTCTAGTACCGTGATCCGGGCATCGGGCGCCGCGTTCTCCGGGTCGATGACGATGGACGCGCTGCAAGAGACGTGGTTATCCCGCGCCCCGATCTTGCGGGCGAAATCGTCGCGCCCCTTATACGATGCGACCTGGACGCAATGGGTGATCCTGCCGTTGTGCGGGTTGCGGGTGATCGCTCGACCGCTCACATGGGTATGTCCGCCAAGGATCACGTCATCATCGAGGCCCATCATCGCCGCCCGCAGGACGCCGTGCGCGGTATTCCACATGGAGTGCCCCGGCCAGCGGTGCGCGGCGAAGAGGCGAACGGGGTGTCCTTCAGGGAAGGACAGTTCCAGCCGCGCCTCCCAAGGCTCATAGGCGGACCCGGCTTGGCGCGCGAGCCATTCCAGCGGATCATCCGCGCCGCTCCAAACGTCGTGGTTGCCGCCGATGTGCGCGATCCATCGGCCGGCCAGGGAGCGGACAAACCACTCCACCAAACGCCGCGCGTTGCGGGCGCTGATATCCTGATTCGCGTACAGCGCCCCGAGCCGACCCGTCCAGTTGTTGCGATCATCCCCAATGCAGAGCGCGTAGAGGCCCTCGGTGCGCCGGACTAGCGCTACGTCCGTGCGCAGTTGCCGGATGTCACAGTCGGGATCGTCGATGTGGGGGTCGCCGAAGACGTGGATACCGACCGGGCCTGGCACGCTAATCCCAATCGGGATGATTCGCCGCGCCTCGGACGCCTCTTCCCGCTGGCCTTGCGCCTCTTCCATGATGTCGAGTAGTCGAGGTGTCGGCAAATCCCGATCGGGAAGATGGGGGAAGGTGAGCGCGGGGGACTTGAGCTTGGCCGTCCAGTCATCCACCGCCGCCCGCGCCACCACTTTCGGGTCGGTCACGCGCGCCAGCCTTGAACGTGGTCTTTCAGGTGATTGCGTAGCGCCGATTCCGTCTCACTGAATCCATAGTTGGCTTTCAGCACCCGGTAAATGAGCGGAACCGGCACGGTCTGCCCGGCCAGCTTGAGCGTCACGAACTCGGCAAGGCAGGCTGCAGCATCGGGTGGAAGGTTGCATGAGTAGCACGGTTTGCGGGGCGGCTTGTAGTCGCCCACCGCCGCGCGTGCGAGGGATTGCGGATCGGCCCGCTTTCCGTCCCCTTGCGCGTTCTTAGTGTCGGCACTTGCGGCTAACTGCCTACGGTTGCTCACGGTTCCCCCTTCCGTTGCGAGTTGTCAATCGGGTTGACAATCGGCCTACTTGCCGGCCCCGCCCTTGATGAGCGAGCGCCCGCCGGCTGCGAGCGCCGCTGTCGCCAGCCACGAGGCGATGACACCGGCCGTCACCTGTACGTCCCAAGTGATCGTGTTGCCGCGCACGGCCAGGTCGAGTAGCGCGACCATGACGAAGGCGAGCGCGAGCGTCAGGATGACGGTGCGCTGCCGGGCCGGGGCGTTCGCATCCCCCATCGTGGTCCGGTTGCGCACCCACGCCACGATGAGGCCGACAACCAGGGCGAGCGCCGGGTTGACGGAGATGCCGAGGGAGCGGAGCTGCTCCATGATCTGCTGCAGGTCCATGATCTGTCCTTTCTAGCGTGACAGATTCGGTGGAATCCGTCCCTTGCCCGAGGAGACCCTGCTGATGATGTAGTCCACGATGGCTTTGATCGCTCCCTTGAGCGTGATGCGTTTCCACCATCCCATTAGAAGTCCTCCGCGATGTAGACGATCTTCCCGCGCCGCATCTCGAAGACCTTGACCGCGCCCATTTCGATGGTGCGCCCGTAGTTTTGGGCGGGAGTTTCCTGGCCCTGCTTGACGTGGGGGAGTTTTGATGAACGCGGGCCGGGGTTGAACGGCAACCCCGTAACGAAGAACCAAACCCACCCCCACCATTCGGAGCAGACGTTCTTCCCGGCGCCGTCCGCGTCCTTGACGTACTGCGCGAGCGGGCGCATGCCGAAGAGGAAATTGCAGACAGAATCGACGAGGTGCCGGGCGATGTTGGTGTAATCGTAGGGCCTGCCGACAACCCCGCGCGCATGGCCGACTAGCAGGCTCTTGTAGTGCGGCGTCACCACGTTGTCGGGAAACCGCCATACCTCAATCGAGTGCTTTCGGTCCATGTAGACATAGAGCCCGGTGATCCGACCCTTGGGACTCACGGCCTCGGCAATCTCGCCAGCGCCCAGACAGGTGAATTGGTGACTCCACCCGCGACCGCTGAAGAACGCGATTAGCGTGCCGATGGTTCCGTGGTATCTCGAGAACCCCACGTCGCAGGGCTTGAACAGTGGGTAGGCGTCAAGCTCCTGCTCGTGCCACCATTTGCCAGCGTCCCCGCCGATCCATGATGCTACTAGAGCCTTGAGTCCGGTCAGCATCGTCTCCCCCTTTCAGTAAATGCGCGGGCGAGGGGCAGGATCTTCGTCAGATGAGCGGCAGGGGGTGAAGCCCTCACCACGGCCATGCCACACAGCGCCCGCGCGGAACTTCATGCCCGCCATGTCCCGTGATATGGGATGGGGCCAGGTACGGACCACGTTATAGTGAATGGCGGTATTACGGGGTCCGGTTCCCATAGAACCCCGGCCCCGTTGCACGCGTGACACGTCTTTTCCATTTGGCCGCCGGTTGTGGTTGACGGCCATTCATTCGGTTGCGTTGGTACGCTACCGGACCCGCCACACACAGGACAGCAGTGCGGTTTGCTCATCTCAATCTCCCCTGTTTGTCATCCGTTCAGTAGCGCGGCGGCGATCCGCTTCGCCCTGTCCCCCACCTGATAGGCGTACCGGCTGGAAAGCACCGCCTGTGACGCGGTGTGCCAGTCGTCCGCCTCGATAGCGGCGCGCATCTGCTTGAACTTCCCGAGGCCCGCTTCACCGAGGTTGAACGCCATGTTCGCCAGGGCTTCCTGCCGCGCGTCGGATAGCGCGTCCCATGTTGGGAAGAGACGGCGGCAGACGGCAACCGCTCGCTCGATATCATTCTCCAGCAGATGGAGCGCTTCGGCCTCGGTGATCCCAACATCGTCCAGGTTCCGCCCGATGCCGATGGTGGTCTTTCCGGCGGTACACAGATACGGCTTGAGCCTCAACCCTTCGTCCCGGTTCAGATCGCCCTTGAGTACGTGAAGTCTCACGCGTGCCTCCGCAGAAGCTCGAAGAAGATCGCAATGACGATGGCCGCCGTCTGCGCCAACATCCACATGATGAGGGTGTTTATGCGCTTCGTGATTTCGTCTTGGCCGTCGCCAAGCCTATCTAGTTCGCGCTTCACCCATTCCTCGGCTTGCGTCCACCCGTTGCCCGGCCTTCCGTCGTTCGGTGCGTTCATGCTGTCCCCGTTCTACCGTGCGAGGTCAAGAGAATCGAGTTTCATGGTCAGTGCGGCCCTACGCGCCCCGGACCAATGCGTACCCTGGTGCCCCGTGGAATCGGGCCAATGCCGAAATGCCCCACGCGCTTGTTGCCGGATGAGGACGAAGAGATCAGCGCCCTCAAGTGCGCGTAGATCGCATCGGCTAGGTGAATGTGACCTGACCGTAGCGGATGAAGATAGTTGGTGGCCGGGTAGTCGTTCGCGCGGTCCACCCACACGCCAGCAGCACAGACAGAGACGTGCGCGTTGTAGGCCCCGGCATCGTATCGGTCGCGCAGCGCCTTGCGGTAAATGACGATGTTCTGTTCGTAGAACTCCCAATTCGTCATGTCGGTGTAATCTTCGATCCATGCCAGGGTGTCTATGTTTGCAGACGACGGCAGGACCAATACGATCTTGCATCCTGGATATCCCGTGTCCGCAGACAACAGCGCCGTGCAGAAGGCGTCGATGCGGTCGGTCAGCGTGTCGATGGAAGCCGCGCCGAGTAGATCGCCACGCGCGAAGATGTCGTTATAGCCCAACTGGATTACACAGAAGTCGATTGGAGGAACCTGTGACGAATCGGCTACGTAGCTCTGGAAATCGAGCGCGCTGCTGCTGGTGTCCCAGAACGGATTGGCACCACCGCCAGCCGTGACAAAGAAGTTCCAGTCCTTACCGTTTCGGCCCTCGTGGAATATTGGATCTGCGCCCTGGCTTCCAATGAATCGAAGGCCCGCGCCGCCGTCTGTGCTGAAGTAGAGATTGTTATAGCTCGGGATGTACGTGGAGTCTGGTTGTCCGAGCGGATACATCGCCATGACCGAATCGCCAACGAACAGCGCCCCATACGTCCCGGTCCCGCCATCCGCAGCAACCGCGGAAACGGTAACGGTATCCACTACCACCGTTGTGTCGTAGTACGAGTCTTCAACGGAGAACGCGACGGTAGAGATTCCGACCCCTGACGGGGTGAAGTAAAACCCGGTGGTGTCGCACGTCCCGCTGTCGCTCGCGCATGAGTAGACCAGGTGATCGTTGGCGGGTATCTGCGCGATCAATTGGTCGAAGCGGATCGACATTTCCCTACCGACAACCGCATAGATGGTGGCCGGAAGAATCAGTTCGGAAAACTCCACCTGCTCGGGCGCTGCTACTTCATAGAACGTCGTCGGCGTGACGAGGTTGACGTACTCCGCTGCGATCCATTCAGCACTGCGGCGAACGTCGGATATCCTGTACTCGTCAAGGTGACCTTCCCAACTGACACCACCAGACGAACCGTTGTCACCAATCGTGAAGGTAGCAGAAGCGGCAATGTTGCGGCCGTTTGTTGCATCCACTACTCCGAGACTGTCGCCGTTCGAGAAGTACGAAACGAGGGTATCTGCCCTTGCAAACACCATGTTCGTCCACGCGTTCACGGTGGGCAGGCCGACGTTCTGACCGAACCCAAGGTATGACGGGCCGGCCTCGTAGTACGTGGCCTGCGGATCTGGCGTGGCTACGCCCCACCCAAACATAGAATACTGATTACTGATTTCGGCTAGATAGTTTGTGAGATTTATGTTGGTCGATGCCGTGCGCTTGGCCCACGCGCTCATAGTTAGGCTCGTGCTGGCGTTGGCGTCGATAGTGGTTTTGTAGTACGTAGAATCGTCGAAGGCTACCGCGTTCCCAGCAATCCCGGACACCGCAGTCCCGGCCAGCCTGTACATGGTGGCATTCTTGCCAGTGCCTGCCCGGCTGGAGTTGACAAGGGCCGTGCCCGCCCCGCTCTGCATGTGGTAGACGAGGAGATAGTTCGCATTCCACACGCCACTCGTTCCGGTCAGTGTATTCGCCTCGGCCCCGTCCGACCGACCCCAGTAGACGTAGAAGTCGGTATCGGTGGCGTTTGCGATAGTCGTGGCCCGGAAGTACAACTCGCCGCCGGAAGCTGGCGTGAACCAAACGAGTTCACGCGCTAACTTCGTCGTGCCGTCGCTCGCAGTGACGAGGATGTCGGCTCCGTCCGATCTGGCGTTTGTCCTGAGTCCAGCCCACGACACCCCGGACAGATCGACGTAGACCGGGAAGTCCGCGAGGTCACCGGCCACCTGATCGGCTTGGACCGTGACCTTCGCCCGGTATTGCCAGCTTGCGTCGTACCATCCAGCGCCGAGCGCTGGCGATGAGACACACGCCAGAATCGCGAGCGCCGCAAGTAGTCTGATAGTGTGTCTCATCGTCCTTCCCCCTTATCGCCTTCTCACCAACGCGTGAACGTAGACCGTGCCGTTCCCGCCGCCGTCAACCAGGATATGCGTGATCGGGTCTTCCCACGAATGCACCTCACCGCCGAGCAGCGTGTCCCACTTCGCGCACGGGAACGCTTGAGCCCAATAGCGGGAGCCCGCTGTGGAGTCCGCGCCAACCTTGCCGGCACCGACCAGAAAGTAACCATAGCCAGGAATCGCCCGCAGCTTCGGGTTGCTGATCACCGTCGCCGGGATGCAGCCGACATAGGTGACCGTCGCCGACGCGCTGGTAGACCAAATCGTCCACTGAGCCGCCACACCGCCAAGGGCCAGCGTGTCCAGCGTGGAAGAGGTAACGGTCAGTGAGGTGTCATAGGCCGCAACCGAATGCGGCGAGTACAGCTTCGCGTCCCACATTTGGGCGCTCACAGGCGCGGCACACGCGAGCGCGAGGAGTCCGACCCCCAGCGCCAGCACAAGTCTCGTTCTCATGGTCTGACTCCTTGCCCTAGACGGGCGTGTAGATGATCTGCTCGGCGGAAAACTCAACTGAGAATGACCCGCTCGCCGGTAGCAGGCGCACACTGTTTACCAAGTAGTCCGCGACCCCCGTCGCCCCCGTCGTGTTCCACCCGGCCAGCTTCGCCGGCTGATTGATGTAGTCGGGGCGCGTGGCCTCGTAGTTCATGTCGTTGGAGATGCGGATGATGTGACCGGGGCACAGGTCGCTGAACTCAATCCCGCCCTGACACGAGAACACGATGCGCGGATTCGTGTAGCGCCTGACTAGATAGTTCAGGAACGCGGTAGCCACCACGTGCCCATACACGAAATCAAGATTGATCTCCGGCATCTCGCGCAACCCGTAGCGGGCTTGCGATGCCGCGCAGATCGTGGCGACGTTGTACCCAAGCTCGCCCGCAAGGTCCGTTGCGCTCCCAACCGGGAGACTCTCTTCCGTGGAAGAGCCCTCCCACAAGATGCAGCTTGCATCGGCCTCGCAGACGTACTGCCGAGATTCCAGCTTGCCGGTTGGCATGAACTGGCGGTAGTTGACTGTGAAGCGGTTGAAGATTTCGTCGGACGGCGTAAGGGCTGCCGTGAATCCTTCCACGGCATACGGCTTGCCGAAGTCTGCCGCACCTGGATGTTGCGAGTTCGGGTGTATCTTGACGCGGTTCCCGGCGGAGTCGTTGTACCAGAAGTGGTCGGCATTGGCCTGGGCTACCGGATACACTCCGGCGTATATCAGCCCGTCGTTACGGCGCGACACGAAAAACGGGGCCTGGGCGCAGAGCGCCGCTATGGCCGCCTTGATGCTCGTCAGCTGTGAGATGGTTACGTTGTTGTACCACCCAAGGTCAGTCGAGATGTTGTCAATCGTCCACCGCTGTAGCTCGTCGCGCACTTCGCGGAAGCTACCGAACTGCGAGGCCGCTGTGACCATATCGGAACCCGTGACACCGTTTCCCCACTTGCGGAGGATGCAGTCGGCAATGTGCGGCGGGCCCGTGATGTTGTAGTCAGCCGTCCCGGTCACGTCTCCGGCGTCGTTGTCCAGCGTCCACTTGCGCGCGTTCATGTAGTTCTGGACGAAGTACGGCGCGATTGGCTCGGAAGTGCCGATGCGTTGAAAAGTAGGGTACGCGCCGGGCTTTGACACGCGGGGGTACATGACGGGCGACTGCGGGCCGAATAGGCCCTTTGCGATGTTGAACGAGGTGCCGATGGCATAGCCCCAAAGCCACGCGGGGCCAAGGCCGGGACTGACCGAACCGCCGCCAGCGCCGTTTCCCGGTACATTGGCAGGCATCCACGCCATTAGCGCACGATCCTTCCGAGGATGTTGACCTTGGGGCTCGTGCGGGTGAGTTGCGCGCCGCCCGTCTTGAGCTTCACGCGGCAGATAACGCCGACAGAGATCAGTTGGAAAGCATCACCCGCAGATCCCGCATTAGTTATGATCATCCGTACAACCATCGGCCCCTCAGTGTCTGGGTCCGGGTCGTTGTTGGCCACATAGCGCCAGTCCATCCGCATGATCGGCTGCTGTTGACCGCTGCGGCAGACATATGCCGTCACCGGCACGGCGGTCGAGTTGTCTTGTGCTTGAGTACGTAGCCCACCGGCCTCCAATTCTGAAACCACAAGGTTGCCCTGCACGGAACCAGCGTACCCGCCAACCCAATCAGCGCTTGCAATGGAGTAGATACCGAAGTCCACGCCAGGAGATCCACTAAGCGCGCAGTTGTTTAGCAAGATGTACGCACCGATGCAGTCCGTGGCCACCGGGATCTCGCCCATGATGGTGATTGGCGACACAGTGAATTGAACTACCCTGTCGGCGTCGGTGTCGTCGCAGGACACGTTGGCATACGTGTACGGGGAGCGGTCAAACAGGGCCGCCGGGTCATCCACAAGCGAGTCTACGTCTGTGTAGATTCCATCGCAAGGAACGTACACGTCGGCAGTCTGGTACTCCTGTACGATGACCGTGATGCCGGTTGAACCGCCGAACCCGGTCGGGTCGCTATAGATTTTGCTCTGTCCCGTACTAGTTCCAGCCACTATCTTTCCAAATGCGTCGGCCTCGGGCAGATAGATGACAAGGCCGTCGTCAGCATCGGATGCGCCACCCGACGCAAACTCATCTTGCTCTCCCCAATCGGTATTGGGGCCGTAGCAGTCATTGGTGACCAGCAAATAGTCGGGGCTGTTTCCGGTGCGCTTCCACGATATGACCGGGGCCAGGGCCGGATGAAACCCGGCCGCAATCGCTTCCAGCCAAGTATTGCTATTGATGAAGTTCTCGGAGTTGTGCGCCCCGAACACAATCGGGATGAACTGCCCCTTCGCGTTCGGGTCGGGCGGGTCCGTGATCCGGTGCGCGGCGGACGGTATCAGCGTGTCCTCGGCCTTGGTGCTCTGCGTCAGGTTGAACACGATCTGGCCGGCGGGAAGGTCCACCGATTGCACGATGCCCTTGAATATCGTCTGCGTCTTGTAGGTTGCCGTATCGTCAGTGGTGGGCCCGGCGAAGTAATAGACCTTGTACTCCACCGCCGCGCCCTGCCAGACGTAGTATTGCAGCAGTTGAGACAACCGCACTTCGTCGCCGGTCAGCGTTGGCGACTCTGCCGGGGTTCCGCTCGCAAAGGTCAGTTGCCCGTTGTCCAGAACCCCGTTGATGCGCACGTCGCGTAGCACCAAGCGCGGATCGGCCAGCGTCTGAAACGCGCTGTGGATCTCGGCGGCGCACGAGATATCACCGAACGACTCCACCACCGACTCGAACCACATCTTCGTGTCGCTCGAATCGTAGGGCCAGGGGTCGCCGTCCGTGACGGCCAGCACATTCGACCCGGGGCCGCGCAGAGTCACGTTGGTTGGCGCGTGCGAGTCGGGGTCAATCGGCGTGATCGTCGCGCCGATGCGATAGTGCCCGCCACGGATCTCGCTTGCAGCCTTCGCGCTGGCGTAGTTGCTCAATGGAGCGGCCCCAGCGGTATCGTCGTCATGGTGATCTGGAGTTCGGAGTAGTTCGCCGCCCACTCGTTAGAGCGGATGTCCGCCACCCCGTAATAGGCCACGGTCGAAGACAGATCGGTCGAGCTTGCGAACTTGGCCAGCACTACGGGACGCGGACCCTCGCTGGCCGACGCGGCGGGCCCCCATCCGTCTAGGGCCGAGTTGGTCGAGTTGTATATCCACGGCTTCTCGTACAGCGCCATGATCGCGGCGACGTTAGCCGTCGTGAGTTTCGACGGCTTGCGGAACGTCTTGGTGAACGTCACCGACCCGTCGCCGTTGGCCGACTCCGTACCGCCCAAAAGCTCGTTGCCAAGCTCGTACTGGACACCGAAAGAAACCGTGCCGTATTCAAACGTATCCGATGCCGTCAGGATCGTGGAGAACCGCAGATATCGCAGCGCAGAGGTGGCAAGCGCGGTGAAGCACAAGAGGCGCGGCGTGTAGGTGTTGAGGCTGACCGCCGCATCGTCCACAAGCTCGTTGAACGTACCGGCCCCGAAGTCCGAGGCGGCACAGTCCAGCGCCTGAACCGCCGCGAAGCTGGAATAGGTACAGCCCGCCATGAAGAGGCAGTTGACGGCGTTCTTACCTGTGGCAGCGCCCCGGTCGAAGTCCAGGTCAACGCGGTTGGTAGCCTCTACCACGCGCCCGCGCTCGTTCGGGTTCAGCGTGCGGATCGAGCCGAATGGATAGCCCGCAACCGCCGTGCCCGTGGTGAGCGTCGGGTTCAGGTGCGCCACGTTGTGCGAGAGCATGAGCCGCCACGTCGCTGCCATTAGCCCGCCTGTCCTCTCGCGTATGCTTGGTCTAGGTCGGGAATCAGGACGCGGGCCATTTCGCGCCCGCCTACCATGAGCGGGATCACGAGGGTGCGCACCCCTCCGGCAGACTGCGGCGTCGTGGACTCGCGCATGGATGGCCTGCTAGAGCCGCCGCCCGATGCGCTCTTGGGCGCGTTCGCGACCCCGGACCCGCCGATCTTGCTTATCACATTGCCGAGCCAGTCGCCGGCTGCATCAGCGCCGCGATTCAGAAGGTTGTCCATCACCGACTGAAGCGCGGAGTCGAGTACATCCCCCAGCGTCTTCGCCTGTCTGATTCCGTTGGCCAGCCCGTAGGTGATCGCGTGGCCAAGCTCATCGGCCTGCTGGCGTGCGCGCTCTTGGTGCGCCTCGATTTCCATGAGGCGGTCCAAGTCGGCTTGCCGCGCCTCTTGCTCCTGACGCGCTACTTCCGCCTCTGCGTTCCGCCCGAAGTCCTCGCGGGAGCGTGGTTGCGCCGGCTGGTTCGCGTCTACCAGAACGTCGCGCGCCGTGCCGGGGAGGTCGCCGCTTGCCATTCCATCGATGAGGCGACCGAGTTCTGCTGTTAGGCCCTTCTCTGCATCAATAAGAGGTGCGATGTCACGACCAAGCCCGGTCGCGGTATTGCTGGAGCGTCGCCCGAGTCGGTCAAGGTCAAGCGCGGCACGCTCCTCTTCGCCCATCTCGGCAAGTGCGGCCCTAGACCGTCTCCGCCCCTGGATGACCGGATCGGCATCAGCACGCTCGCCCGCCCGCGTGATGACACCGCCGGTTAGTACGGTCCCGGTGGCCTGCCCCATCGCGTACTTCAAGAAGAACTCTGTCTTCTCTCCGAACGTGAGTTCAATCTTCTCGTGAGAGAAGGCGCGCAGCGATTCGTTGATGCCGTCGATTCCGGCCTTGAGCCTGTCGGCCCCGCCGGCAAGCTCAATCAGTCCCGCCCCTGCGGCCTGCTTGAACCCGGCCCATGAACTGTTGATGCTGGCAACGGAACTAGCCAACCGCTCATCGGCCTCAACTGCAGAACCGATGCTGTCTTTCAGGAACCGCACGATTCCGATGGTGGCGGAGGCGGACAGGCCAAGGCCAACCGCGATCTTCTTCCAGTTCATGCCGAGCTTTTCGGCTTCTGCCGATTGCGCTTTTACGGCTTTGGTGGTTTCCTCTGTGTCGGCCTTGGACTTCTTGGCTGCCTTTGTGGTGTTGGCTGCGGTTTCCGTCTGTGCCGCCGCAGTCTTCACGTGCTGCGTTGCGGCCTCGCGCTCCGCCTTTATCTGAGACTCGATGCCATCTATCATCTCGCGCGCCATGTCTTGCGATGACTTGGCTACGTTGTCCGACAACACCTTGTATTGTGTGGTGACTTCGGCGGTCATCTCGGCGGCAGCCTCTGCCACCGGCTCGAACATGGTCGTAAGCTCTTGACTCGTGGCCTGAGCTTGCGTGCCGAGATCGGTGACCGCCTGCGCGGTCTCATTGATCGGCCCGGCCTGACTGACGAATTCAACGTCATAGGCCGACCCGAGCGATTTGGACGCGGCTACGGCATCGGTATTGAGCTTGGCAAGCGATGCCGACGCCTGTGCGGACGCTCCGGTAGCGCCCGTGCCAAGCTCATTGAGTTTGGCTTTCAGATCATCGACGCCCTTGGCCGCGCCTTCGCCCCGGAACCGCGCTAGGATTGAAAGGACGGTTTCAGCCACCGAATCCCCCCATCTTCGCCGCGCGGTACTGCTTCAGCTCCGCAACGTCTCTCAGAAGGTGGTAGGACAGGCGTTCGGCGTACATGGCTAGAATCGACTCCGGTAGTCCGGCCCACTCGCACACGCGTCGGAAGTGGAGGGACGGCCCGCGAGGGAGCGCGCCTTCATGCTCATAGGGGCAAGAGGCGCACAGATCCCGGCGCTCCTCTTCGTCCTCGCACTCGCGCGCGATTGGGCACGCGGGGCAGTCGAGAAAGCCGGGAGGCGGCTCTGGCCCCTTCCGCTCCTGCGAGCCGTGGTACGCGAGCCACTTCCCATGTTGCTCGATGCGCCGCAGATCGTCGGCAATCACGCGTCCTCATTGCTGTAGAACACGCGGTCTCGCGCCTTCTTCAGCACGTCAAGGTATCCAGACCCGGAAGAGTTGAGCCCGGCACGGAGGTCTTCCGGCTTGATCTCCACGGGCTCACCCGCCCGCTCGTACCCGATGCACAGCGCGACGGTAGCTTTGACGCCGTTCATCTCAAGCGCGGTCATGGCTTCGCGGTCGGACTTCGGCACGCCGACGCCTTGCGCGTGGTACTCCTCAAGCCACGCCTGGACATCTTCCGGCTCGGCGTCGTCCTTCACCGGCCCATGCCCGTCCCAAAACGCACGGTAGCGCCGGGAGAGTTCCGTGCTCTTGAATTGGTCAAGGGCGTAGGACTGGCCGGCTAGAACGTCCGCCGTGGTGTCTATATCGGGGCGCTGGAAGATCAGCACTTCCAGCACCCCGTCAGGCGCGGTGTACTCGAACCGGATCGGCTCGGGAGCCTTGAGCATCGTTCCCCCTTCGTTCTACTACGCGCCGAGGTCCGTCACGAGCGACGTGGACCCCGCTGCGATATGCCATCCCATTGCGTCCGTGGTGTCGTATCCGCCCTGATAGCGGACGCGCACGAAGCGCTCGCCGAATCCGTCGTTCTCTTCCTTCCATGAGATCGGGTGGCCGCTGGCCATCGTGACCTTGAGGAAGTTGTAGGCGAAACTGGCCCCGCCGGCGTGGGCAAGCGGGTGAACCAGCCAGAACTCCCACGGGCGCAGCGTCCCGGCGTCGTACTCAGCGCGGAGTCCCTCGATCACGCCGCCCGCATCCCCGTTCTGCTCGAAGAGCAATTCGAGTTCGAGCTGTTGCTGCTTCGGCCCCATGATGTAGTCGCCGCACGTGGGCACCACCGCCGCGTAACTGGAATCGAAGTTGCCGGGAGCCATGCTGCGCGTCATGTCAATGTCGCGGGTTCCGACCACCTTGAACTCGTGGAGATACGGGGTGAGGCTGGAGGCTGTCGCGTTGAGGTGGGTCGCGGCGAGCACTTCCGCGTCGGTGTCCAGCCCGTTCGCATGGGCGCCCCAAGTGGAGGTTGCCCCGACGCCGACCGCCGTACTCGTGAAGATATGGGACATGCTGAAGGTGAAGAGGCAGTTGCGGTTCGCGGAGGCAATCGTGGTGCCAGCCGCCGCTGTCGTGGTTGATCCGCCGAGTAGCGAGGTGGTTACGGTACACACGCCGCGCCGGGAGCCCGCAATCTCCACGCTCTGCGGGGTGACGGTACTCACGAGCCGGTTGAAATCGGCGTCGTCCGTTCCCGGCTGACCCAAGTCCTCAAGCGAGAAGGCGAGCACGTCGCCGGCCACGCTGGGGCCCGTCCACGCGTGCTCGAATACGCCGGATGACGTGTCCAGTTGGGCGGACGTGCTGTCAGCGTCACCCTTGCAGGAGACGTAGAAGAGGAAAAACGGTACGGTGGCATCGTCGGCTGCGAAGGTGAGCTGCTTGCTCCACTCCGCCGCGATGGGCGTTCCGATGGCGTCTGGAAGGTGCGTTGCCATCCCCGCTTCCATGTCGCCCGTGTACCGCTCGATGTTGGCGGTTGCCGTGTTGTGCCCGCTCTGCGGTCCCTTGAACCGCACGTCGCGGGTCTCGGCAGCAACCGCGTCCTGCTTGGTCGTCGAGACCTGAATCCGGTGTTGCGATCCGAAGAGACTCATGTTCGTTGCTCCTTAACCGTTGTCCGAGTGTTCCCATCGCATGACGATGAGCGCACCTGTGCCGATCATGTTCTTTGCGTCGTCATAGACGACGGTGGGGGGATTCACTGAAATCTCGGGCTGCGCTCCGTTGCAGTAGAACGCGGCCCAATCTGAGGACGCCCACGATCCGCCGTCTTTGCTCTGTCCGAGCGCGCTGGCTACGGCGTGCGCCAGTTGTTGAACGATTGCGGCGGCGGCGCGTGCGTTCGCGTTGGAGTCGCAGATCCGTATCTCCGTGACGCACGAGCACTCGGTATTTGCTCCGGACTCGGTGCGGTTCGCGCCGCCGGAGGTGTTGACCAAGATGATGGGGAAGCGCGTTGCCGTGGTCCCGGCCAGCCCCGGCCAAGTCTCATAGGTGCCCGTAATGAAGGCCGCGCCGAGCGCGCCGACAACCCCCGAAGACGGCCCGCTCGTTTTCAGGTACGTTTCGAGCGCCGCGTCTACGTTGGCGAAGAAGCTCCCCGTGGTGGTGGCTGCAAGGATCTTCCAGTTGGTCTGCGTCATGCGTTGCCCGTAATCAGGTTGAAGTACGCGAGCATCCTGTCCCTGAACTCCCGCGTCTCTTGCTCCTCAATGCCGGAAGACCACGCGAAGCGGCGCGACTCGTTCACCTTGGCCGCCCACGCGAATGGGTGAGTCAGCACGGCAACGAGGCCATGCGCGGCGATGATGATGTTGCGGGGCGAGATCCATTCCCCGAAGACGTGGCCGCCGGAGTCGCGCCCGAGTTGCTTGTCGGAGGGCTTGTACCGCGAGCCGTCAGACTTGAGTTTGCCCTTCACCGGCCCCGTGGTGAACGTCTGGCCCGGCACCACCGACGCGAACGAGCCCAACTTGCGGCCCTTGCGCTTGGACGTGTAGACCACTTGGCCCATTGCATTGATATCGGTGCGCGCCCGAGTCACGCGACCGGCCCGCAAGCGCGGCACTCCACCCCACACGGGCACGGAGCGTCCATCGGTCACGCGCGTGTATGCAGGTTCGAGCGGATGCCACACCGCACCCCGGAACGCACCGAACGCGTTGACCGTTGGCCGCTGCGCCGCACGCTCCCGCAACTGGTAGCTCTGAATCCACACGCTGAGCGGGTTCGTGTTCTTGTCCAACGGAAGCGCGCGCAGACCTTGGGCGACTTTGTTCAGGCGCGCCTCAAGCTGCGTTGCATCCATCGTGACGGAGAAGTCGTCCACTACACCCCCGGCCAGCCGTCGCCGGCGTTGCGCTGGTAATTCCATTGGTACTTCACGATGACCGTGGCCTTGAGGAGTTCGGTGTTGAGCGCCTGGAAGATCCACTTGCCGCGCGCCAAGTCCCACCGGACGGCGTACTCGCCGTTGTAATGGCCGTATTCGTCCCGCTCGGCGTAGCGCATCCGGTTCAACTCGGCGGCGGTGTAGCTCGATGTCCCCGCGTCCGTGATCGCAAGCCGCACGCGCTCCCGGATAATGTGCGGCGGCTCGGTAGAGGTGAGCGGCGACGTAGCTGCAAGGTAGGCTTCGTCGGCGTTCAATCCCCAGGGCTTGCCGCTGTCCGTGCCGAAGGTCAACGTCTCGGCGGTTGTGACTTCCAGCCCCGTCTCGCCACGCGCGGCGACGATACCGGCCAGGAGCGCGTTCCCTTGCTCAACGTGGTACTGCGCCGACGCGCCTAGCCCCTCGTTGTTCTGGATCAGGCCCAACTGCTCAAATGCTTGCGAGGCCGTAAAATGAATCGCTGCCAGGTTGATCGGGGCCGGGGTCGGGTAGGTCGCGTGGTCAACGGCGTTGAACGTGTAGCAGAACTTGCGGAGCGCAAACCCGATGATCCCGCCGCTCTTGGCGATCATCGTATCCAGGCCCATGTTGGCGCTGGCAGTCGATGTCGGAACGTCGGTTGTCGAGTACTGGATCGGGAGCTTCCCGATCACCTGTACCGCTGTGCAAAGCGCCATGCTACTTCCGCCTCTTGTAAGGACGCTTCACTCGAACGGGCTCCGCTACGGGAGCGGGCTCCTGTGAACCCGCCCCCGCGTCGGAGGTTGTTGCTTCTGGTACGAGTTTCCAGCCGCGCACTCCGGCGCGCGCAAACGACGCTTCTTGCGATGGATCGGTAACGTCCATCACAAGGCCGTTAGGTGCGAGTACCGTTATGTGCGACATGAAATCTCCCTACTTCACCGGGTACGTGATGTACGTGTAACAGTGCCCCGTCGCCGTGGTCTTGACGTTCTGCTGAACACGGATGTACCGCGCTGCCGGCAGAGTCAGCCAAACTACCTCGGGCGTTCCCTCGGTCATGGATGAGGTCTGCAACGTGTACGCCAGCGCCGTGTACCACGTCGATCCGTCCTCGCTGGTTTGCACGCCGACGTGGAACGTGTCGCATACGGCGAACGTGGTCTTCACCACGATGCTCAGCGGCAACGAGATGTAGTTCGTCCCGCCGGCCAGCGTGATCCATGCCGGGTCGACGAGCTTGATCGCCTGACTGTTTGCCACCGTGCCCGCCGCAAGCAGCGTATCGGCGTAAACAGTAACGCGACCGAACCCATCCCTCACGTCATGGCTGAGAACGCTCGTCACGGTAGCGGCCGACGCCGGGAGAGCCACCAGGAGGCAGATGATCGAGAGGACGATGATCTTCTTCATGGTTAGCTCCTCGGGGTCTGAAGGGTGACGATGAGGCTGGTTTCCTTCGCCCCGTAGCAGTAGTCGATGTCGGGAGAGGTCTTGTACGACTTGGTGTTCGGGTCGTACCAGTCATCCATAGACATCGTGCTGCGCGAGCGATAGCCCACGGCGTCACGGCTGAAGAACATGCCGTGGAAGCCGTCCAGCGTATCATCGTACACGTCGTTGTGAGTGAAGATCGTCAGCGGGCCGTACACGAAGACGAGATCCTTGCGGACGGAATCGGGGCGACCTGTCCACATGAACTGCGTCAACTGCGGTGTGTTGATGAGATAGGGGATCTCATCGCTGTGCAGCACGCCGATGAACTCGCCGTCGCCGTTGTTCTTCTTGAGCAGCTTCAGTACGGTTCCGATGTCATCGAACGTGAAGTGCGCCGCCGCCGCCGAGTTGATTTGGTTGGCGGACGGAATGAGCGCCGGGAGGGCCAGGCTCAGGATCGACGCGTCGCCAGCGCGGGCCAGCGCGCCGGACGCTTGCTTCTTCCACCCGTTGATGAACGACAGCCGTTTGGGAATGGCCATGCGATTCCAGGCGATCTTGTCATACGCCATCGCCACGTACTGGAACTTCTCCATGAACTGCACGGGAGAGTCGTCCAGCGCTTCGTAGGTCAAGTCCTGGCCTTCGGACGTGGTGACGCTGTAGGTCGTGCCGTCAGTGGTGAGGTTGGAGTAACGGGTGACAGCGGTCGAAAGCCCCAGCTTCGGGATGAAGAGATCCTGCCCCGGATCTGCGGGCTTCTCCGCTACGAGCGGAACGATGAGCTGCTTCTGTTCGGCTGCGAGATACAGCTCGTCGGCGTAAGCCGCCGGAGCTACACCCGCAGTGCCGAGCAAACCCACCGAGGTCCAGTTGGTTTGAAGGGTCATGGTGTTCCTCTATCGTTTGGGTTGCGGGCCGATGGAGGTCATGGACGCGCTCATTTTCATCCCGTCGCCGTCTTCCATGCCTTGTGCGGCAAGGATTGCGGCGCGGTTCTGTGCGTGCCACTCCCTGTACTTGGTCGGCCCGAGTTCGTCGAATGCGCGCTGGCATTCCGTCGCGTCGAAACCGTATGGCGACGGGTTGCCCGCTGTGATGTTTCGTCCGCCTCCCCCACCGGGGGCGCGGGTCGTGTTGGTAGTGAAGAAGCCGGGCCACTTCGCTGCGAGCGCTTCGACGGCCTCTTTCGGGTCGCCGTCGCCCGCCAACTTGGCCAAGTCCGCAAGTTGCTCGTCGGTCGCATTGGGCCCGAGCTTGGCGGCAAGGTGACGGAGAACCGCCGCCTCGCGCTTCGCCACTTCCAGTTGCGTTTCGACTTCCTTGCGCCCTTCGGCCTTGGCGTCTGCCAGCCTCTTCTCGTCTTCCGTCATGCTCTTCGCCCGCGCCTCTTCCGACTCCCTACGGAGCTTGGCGAGTTCCTTGTCCTTGGCCTCGGTGGCCTTGGCCTTCCATTCGTCGAAGTCCGCCTGGGTGGCGAACGCCTTGAACGGTTGCGCGGGGGTTTGCGGATCTGCCACTACAGGCGGAGCCGCCGGGTCGGGCGGCACTACTGCTGCCTTCGGGTCCATGTCGTTACTCCTCGCCCCTACGGGCTTGGGTGGTCATCACGCAGCCGCCAGTTCTTCGGCTTGCGCTTTCTGAAGGTCCGTCGCCTGCTCGCGCAGGGCGGAGGGAACGGGAACAATCTCGGAATCGCAGTTCGGGTGACGCGGGGTGTCGCCGTAGAGGGCGATCATCTTGGTAATCAGGATCACGCCAGCGGCGGTAGCCGCGATGCAGTCTTCGTCCACCGGCACTTCATTGGCGTTGAAGCAGTATTCGATGCTGGAGCCCTCGGTCCATGCCGCCAGATCGCGTGAGCGGACATATGCCGCCTCGGTTTCAGCGATGCCATAGGCTCGATTGACAAGGGCCTGCGATTCGGTGAGCGTGCCGCCCCGGGTAAAGACGTTCATGGCCCGCTCGGAGACGGGCGGCAGGTTCTTGAAATTGAACTCCGGCCGGCGAAGCATCGCGCGAGCTAGGTCGGACTGGCTCCATCCGTGAAGTTGTGCGCTTGTCAGATCCTTCTTGAGCCCTTCCAGGAGCGCGGACCCCGCGTTCTGAAACCGCCCGGTCCATGAGTCGAACCCGATGTTTCCCGTCTTGCGGGCGAACGTCTCCAGCGCCGTCTGCGCCGATGCGATTGCGCCAGGAGTCACCACGCCGAACCCGCCGTAGGCTTCGGCCATGCCGCGAGCCGTGGCTTTGAGCGTGTGCTGGGCAAGCTCCTGCTGAAGCTGGCCCTGCATGGTGACTAGGTTCGCCAGCTTGTTCTCAAGCGTGCCGAGCAGGCGCGTGTCCAGCGTGGTGAGCGCCGGGCCCGTAGGAGAAGTCCCGGCCATCGTCGCGCGCACAAGCTCGGCGGCGTACTCGTTCAGGAGCTTGGACGCCTGCGCCTGCGCCTGGGTGGAGAGCCCCGTCATGGAGCGCTTCCACGCGGCGAACCGCGCGTACATCTGCTGCATCGCGTCGGCTCTAGGCATTGGGCTCCGGCTGCGTAGGCGCTACTACTGGTTCGGGCCCAAGGAATTGCTCTTCGGTGAGCGGCGCCACGCTCGCGTCCAGGGCCCCGGCGATCTTGTCTCGGACCACGTTGGCAAGGGCAAGATCATTGATGCGCTTGAGCCGCTCCAAGAGGAGCGAAAGCGCCTGGAAGTCAACCGCGTCGGTCACGGCCCCGATGTCCTGAGCGTTAGCCGATGCCGTGGTCGGTGCCGCAGTCGGCTCGGTGGCGCTTGGCGTGGGCTCTTCGGCGTCGGGATCGTCAAGCATCGTCCGCTTGCCCTCTCCGAACGTCGGCATGGTGTCCTGGAACCGCGCCTTGTCCGCCTCGCGCAGAGCCTTCACGTAGTCGGCAATCTCCTGCGCCGATCCTGACGGTAAGCGATATTTCCCGACGAACTCTTCCAGCGTGAGGGTTCCATGGGTGATGGCCAGCGAGTCCCGCGTCTCCTCGCTAGCACGGTCAACCGGGAGCGGGGAGTCGGCGAAGGTGATGTCCCAGTCGAGTTGGTTGTCCCCGCGCTGGCCCTCGTAGATGTCCCAACCGCTCGGAAGCCCGAACTCGCCCGCGTAGGCGTGAGCGATCCGGGCCAGGATCAAGGTCTTGTCGTCCTCGAAAGCCGTCGCGTGCGTCACGTTCTCCGTGTACCGCGCGATGGTCGGGATGAGCATTTGCTTGAGGGTCTCGGGTTGGATCGCGGCAAGCCCGCCAAGCACGATAGCTGGGGCGAGGTCCGCCATCGTCATCCCCTCTTGCACCAGCTTTTCAAGCTCGGACCCGATGGGCGCCGCGTCGAATGAAGGCGAGGCGAAGAAGAAGTCGGTGTTCCCTTCGTCCAGATAGAGAATGTTGTCCCGGCCCATGCGAACGCGGCCCTTGCCGTCTCCGCTCCCGTCGTCCTCGCGCGGGTTGTTGTCCCGGCCCTTCTGGACGGCGACTTGCTGGCCAGCCATGGTGCGGATGCCAGCCGATAGCGCGCTCTGGACGTTGACCGCCGCCCGCTGGTAGCCGATGACTCGATGCAGGAGCGTGGACCCGTCGCCCAAGAAGACGAAGGGCGGCGCGCCGTAGGGATGGGGCTCGGGTGCGCCGATGGGCTCCCAATCATCCCCAATGTCCGTGTACTCTTCGTTCCCCCACAGCGTGCGCTTCACTACGTCGCCCTTGCGGTTGCGGCGAAGCTCCAGCACGGCGATAACGTAGTCCGCATCCTCTGGATCGAAGATCGGGATAGCGTCCTCGTAACCCGATCCGTTCGCCTTGGATTGCGAACCCGGGAGCGTGCCCATGAAGTCCATACGGACTACCGGAACGGCCTCTGTCCGCACCTGGGTTTTCGCTTCGTCGGTGTAGTCTTCGTCTTCGTAGACCAGCCACACCTTGAGCGCCGCCATTCCGTCGCGCATCATGAGCCGCGCGCCGCGCATGAAGAGCGCCGCGTGATTGTTGGCGTCGTGAACGTCACGGAACCACTGAGACAGCGCTTCCGTGCGCTTGTCGGACTCCACAGATTCGCCCGCTAGTATGCGCCGGGCCGCGCGTACCGCGTCCGGGCGCTCGGGTCCGACCCAATAGGCCCGCTGAGGCGGTGTGCCGTACAGGAACCGCGCGTGCGTATCCACAACCACGCCAGCGATGGGCTTGTCCATGAAGTGCCGGCGCATCGCCTGGGCATCGTCCGGTGACGTGCCCCGCTTCATGATGAGCATGTCCAGCGCGGCGTCCCCGCCCTTGTACGCTGCCCGCATGTCCTTGAGTGCGCCAGCTATCGCCGCGCTCATGTCGGATACAGAGCCGTCCGTGATCGGTGACGCGCTGTCGCGGATGCTTTCGAGTACCAAGTCCAGAGAGCGGTTGCGGTAGAGCATCAGTAGTAAACCGAGCCTCCCGTGACGCGATCAAACTGGGTCGCGCCGCTCCCCCGGCCTTCTTTAACAATGGCGTGAGCCGTGAGGACTGCTATCGCCATGTCGTCATTCTTTCCGCTAGGAGCTGCATAGCGGACATTCCCGAGCGCCGTTCGCGTTGCTTGGAAATCCGAAAGCTCTCGAAGTTGAACCAGCGCCGCTGGGCATGAATCGGGATGGAGTAGCTCGACACTTCCGGCTTCGAGGGCTCCGGCGAACCCGAGGACTGCGGTTTCCTTGTTGGCGGCGTTGAATCGCACGGGGAAGACGCGACAACGGCCTGCAAGGTCGCTTCGAAGCTGGCTTGCGAGGTTGTCCCTGAACGTCTCTTTGGTCGCGTCGATTGCGAGGACGCCGGGGTATCGCTTCCCGGTTCCGGCGATGCGGGCGCGGGAGACGGGCCAGCCTTCGCGGTTCCACCTGTCGGCGTAGACTTGGGTAGGTCGCTTTCGATGTACGCCGTCGATTCGAAACACGGCCACGGCGTTGAAGTCGTCGAAGCCCAAGTCGGCAAAGGTGACGTACTCGGCTCCGACCACGGGCTCTGCGATGGGGGCGGTGCTGCAATCTCGGACACGCCTGAAGACTCCACCGTCTTCGATGAAGTCGGCGTCAAACTCTTCGCGTTGCACGCGGTCAGGAGACTCTGCGCGAAGTGCGAGAAGTTCGGCCCGGTCAAGGTTTGGGTTGGATTCGGTCGGGAACTGGAAGGATGCCCAGCCGTCCATGCCTGACATTCCGCGTAGCCATAGGTCGTGAAACCAGTTGCGACCCCGGGGCGTGGAGATGAAGATCGCGCGACCCTTGCGATCAACGAGGGCAGGCCGAACCACGTCAGCCCACACGCTCTCGCCCATGTACGCGGCTTCGTCCAGGATCGCGAGGTCAAGCCCGCTGCCACGCAGTCGGTTAGGGTCGTCTGCCGTCTTGATTTCGACTCGCCCGCCGCCGGGGAAGATGACTTCCCGCTCGGCTTCGCGGATCGTGCAACCGGGAAGCTGGCGAGCGATCCACTTGACGACGCCCCAACCCTCTTGGGCTTGCTTGTACGAGGGGCCGATCCACCAGACGCGCCCGCCGGCGGCGGCAGAGATGCACGCTTCACCGGAGCCCCAGAAGGTTTTGCCCCACCGACGCCCGCAGGCCACAACCCGGAAGCGTGCGGCATTAGTGGCTACCGTTGCCTGCGCCGGAGTCAGCGCTGGCAATACGATTTGTCGGCCCATTGCCGTTCCCGTTCCCGTTGTGTCCGTTGCCGTTAGGGGATTCGCTCTTGGTGGTGGAGACGGGCCAGACGAGGGTTAGCGCCCCCTCGTCGGTCCCGAGGTCGATCCCCTGCCGCGGCTTGCCGTCGGTGCGGTCAAGGAAGTCCTGCAGGATGCGCGGGTCGCCGTCACGCAGGCGCATAAGGTAGGCGTCGGTAACGTGTTGCAGGATTTCGCGCTTGCTCTTGGGGTCGATCTCCAGGAGGCGGCGCTTGATCTCGGTGAGGAGGGAGACGGAACCCTTGGGACGGCCCGGCCCGCCGGGGTTGCCGGGTTCGAAGGCCGGATGGGGCGGCTTGCCGTAACCCGCCTTCGGGTTTTTTTCGGGTTTACCCTTCGCCAAATCCCGCACGGTTGCCGAGTCCGTCAGGACACATAGCAGCCGCTCCTTGCTCGCAGGTAATGGTTTGCGAGCGGTTGGGGGTCAGAGATGCCCGCCGGGCGTCATGCGCCTCACTCCGTTGAATGTCAGGGGAGGGCGGGCAATGAAGGCGCGGGGTTCGCCCGGTGATGGAGCGGATCGCTCGGGAGGTACGAGCGCGCTGTAGATGATTGGGTTCTGCCCCGCGCCGAAACGTCATGGGCGGACGTTCCTACTTCGGCTGGTAAAAGTCAATTATCATCTTTGGGATAGGAGAGCCTTTGCCTCAAGCCGTCTCGCGTTCCGGGCTTCCCGTCCGCGCCTGCCTTTGGCTCGCCACTTGGCGCGGAGTGCAGCTAGTTCCTCGGGCGGCATGTTCTCGGGCCGGTGCGCATCGCGGTAGCGTTTCCAGGCTGCGCGCTTGTGGGCGCGGTAACGCTCAAGCTCCTCGGGTGACATTGCCGCTTCCCGCTTGGTGGTTTCAACTTGATAGGCGGCGTCGAATCTTGAGGCGCAGAGGGTTGTGCATGACCACTTGCA